GGGGCGCTGAGCCCCGGGTTTTCGGTTTGCTCATTTCGGCCCATGCCACCCTTACCGCGTTCCGATTTCTCGGTTCGGCGGATTATCCCGAGCAGCACCTGGGCAAACCGCAAATGGGGTTCGCGTTTTTGCCGATTCCAGGAGTGGGGGCCGAGCGGGTCTTAGCTACGCATAGTTTCTACAGAACACCCTTATTTTTTATTGAGCGGTTTCCTTTTACACCTGTTTACTTGGACCCTCTTGGCCCCTCTATCTTTTACTACCCTTTATTTCTTACTTAATACGTAATGAAATCAATAAGATAGAGTAAAAAGAAGAAGGGTATGGCGGGATGCGTCCGCATTTGCCTGTGGGCGACTTGGCCCCTTTTTCGATGGTCGAACTGGTCAAAAAATGATCGAGGGGCCGAGTAGCGAGTCGAGGGGCCGAGTAAAACCATCAAAAACTCAGCCCCTCGGTGAAAAATTCTGCGCGCAACAAAAAACCCGCCGAAGCGGGTCTTTGTGAAATTTTTCGCGGTTTAGAAGTCTTCCTCCTCGTCGCTTTCCAGGTTGTTTTTCTTCAGATAGGCGCGAATTTTTTGCGTGTCGATCTCGGCCCCGTCAGGTCCGGCAAACAAAAATTTTTCAGGATTTTTGCTATAGAACCGTTGCTTGGCACCGTTGATTTTCACGCGACCCAACGGGAAGAAGCCCAAAATCCCAAGCGTTTTTTCGAGGTTCGAGGTCTTCGGGATCTCGATGTCGAGGGTCATTTCCAAGCCCTGGAGCAGCGTCACGTTAAGCAAATCGTCGGAAATATCCGGGTATTCGCCGCTATTGATCACCTCCAAAATACCTCGGGCATCGGACGGCATGGCCGAATTGACCATCTGCAGGAACGCACCCGTGGCCGGGGCATCGCCTTTCGGGTTGAACTCGTCGGACATCTCGTGCTGCAGAAGCCACTCCCTGATGGCCGGCGCCGAATCGTCCAGTGCAGCGTACAGGTCGACGTAATAGTCGGGGTTTTCAGCCTTGAATTCGGCCAGGCGAACCCGATCCTGCCACTGGCTGAACAGCACCAGGAAACGACGCTCGTTAATGCTCAGCGGCATGGCGTCCTGGTAGTTGGTGAACAGCAGGTAGTTGGTTGTGTTCTCGACGTTATATGGGTCACGGCCTTTCGGGTGGACCTCGATCACCGGGTTGGTGATGAACGGTTTCACCCGGTTCAGCACGTCGTAGCGGTTGTGGCCAATAAGGCGGATTTCCTCGATCGCCATCACGCACTGGCCCTGGGCCCAGCCGGTGAACTGGCCTTCCAGGATGTGGGCGTTGCCCATGCGCACGTTGGGCAGGCCCATGCACGCCGCCAGCATGAACGCGAAAAACGACTTGCCGTCGCCCTGTACACCCTGGATCAGCGGCGCATAGTTCACCCGCTTGCCCGGGTTCTGCACCACGAAGGCCAGCCAGTCCAGCAGCATTCGGCGCTCGCGGGCGTCGGACAGCAGATGCTTGAGGTGTTTCTTGATCCGCTTGATGTTGGCCACGTCCATTGGCCGGATCGACTTCGGCCGCGGCGGCACCTGGTTCTCGGGGTAGGTGTTCACCATGGTGGTGTGGTTGTAGATGAAGATCGGGTCACGGCCAGGCGCGTACATGCGCCCGTTGACGGTCGGGATCTTGTACACGTTCAGCGCCAGGCTGCTGGCCGACGAGGTGGCCGCACCCTTGCCTTCCAGGATGTCCTTCTTGGTCATCGCGTGCCGGTCGTTGATCGCGTTGAAGCCCTGCACCGTCACCGCATACTTGGCGATCGTGTGGTAGAAGCGGTCCTCGGTAGAGTCGTACACCCAGTCACGGCACCAGCGCGGCGTGTCCTTGGTGTTGATCTCGTAAGCCAGGGTCTTCTTCACTTCGGTCAGCGGCACCTTGCCGCCCGTGAGGATCTGCAGGCGATCACGCGCCACTTCGGCGAGGCCGGCCCGGGTCAGGTGGTCGATCTCGGCGGCCCGTGCTTCCTTTGCCGCTTCGTTCCATTCGGCACGGTCCTTGGCCTGGGCAAACTTGTCGCGCAGATCCGACGCAGTGGCCAGCGCCTTGCTTTCGGCAGCCTCCTTAGCCAGCTTGAGGATCAGGCGGGCCGTCACCGGGGCGCGCTGCTTGTCCTCGATGTCGAAGGTCTTCCACTTGCGGTCCAGCGCCTCGCGATCGTAGTTGTTGGCCGACTCGGACCACTCGTGCCACATCTCGCGCCCGACATCGTCGCCGTCATACTGGTGGTACAGGCACATGCCGATCTGGAACCACACGTCGTAGTCGTCGTTACCCGGGACCATCATCAGGCGGCGGTGCAGCTCGGGCTGGGCCATGTCGATCGGGTGGGCGTCAGCCGCGAACGGATCGTTACGGTCGACCTGGCCGGTGGCCTGGCGGCGCAGGATCGAACCGGTCGACTCCTTCCACCCGCGTGCCCGGGCCCCGTCCTCGAACAGGTCGATCAGCTCCTGGGCCTTGTCTTCGTTGAAGCGTGGCAAGTCGGCAGCTTCGACCGTGGTCGGCTGCTCGGCTGTCGTCCAGACGTATGGGCGACGGGTGTCCTTGTGGATGTGGTACGCAACGAACTGCTGGCCATCGCACAGGATCTCGACCTTGCAGCGGTCGCCCCACTCGTCGATGAATGTCCGCGAGGAGATCTTCGGGAACGGGGTGCTGGTACGATAGAGCAGCAGGCGCTTGGGCGCGTTGCCGATTCGGACGGGTGATGGTCCCCACAACTCGATCGCCTTTGCCTGGAGCTCAAGGGCAAAGTCTTCGTCGGGGACATCCAGGTCAACGGCCGGCAGGTTCTTGGTCAGAATGCCAATGCCATGCGAGCCGCGACCAGACTCAAGCCACTTATCCAGCAGCTTCTTGGTCGCGACCGTTTTTTGCCAGTCATCATCGACCGGACCCTTCATCCCTGCTTCGATAGGAACGATGTTGTAGCCGTTCTCGATCAGTTTCTCTCCAAACCGTTCGAGGTATCCCCCTAAATTTTTCGCTACTTCGCTCATATGGGCCTCAGAGGTAAACGAACATCGCCCGGCTGAACACTTCCTGGCCGACCGTGGCTTCAATTGATAGGGCTACTTTCTTTGGAAGCTCGCCCCTGCTCATGCAATTGGTCAGATGTTGGGCCGAATACCCGGCGTCCAGGCTCAGGTGCTTCAGCGATGCTTGCTGATTGTGATGCGCTGCGGCGATGTTCAGCCGGAAGCGGATTTCCAACCGTCGATGCTCCTCGGGTGTGAGTTCAGGGTCGGTGACCCAGGCTGGTAGGTTCATTTTCGTGCCTATATGGATGTGCTGGTTACAAGCACGCGAGGATACGCTGCAAAAATGTGGAATTCAATCTGAAAAAAATGTTGACGCACGGCGCCGTGTCGGTTTTAATTCACTCCGTCGCCACGAACGGCGGCGCAAATTCCCAATTGATCTAGGAGCTGCACATGGACCTCAACACCTTCGGCGAAAAACTGATTGCCCAGCTGTCCCGCATCGCGAACTCTGCCGAAACCATCGAAAAGGTAATGAACGGCGGTAAGCTGGGTGCCCAGTCGCCGGACACCACCACCTCGTCCGCCCCTGCCGAAACTGCGGCCGAGAAGAAGGCCCGCCTGGCAGCCGAGAAGAAGGCCGCCGAAGCTGCAGCGGCTGCCAATGCCGCACCGAAAGCCGACCGCGCAGCCGTCAACAAGGCGCTGGTCGAGCTGAAGGACACCGTCAGCAAGGAAGCGGCCCAGGCCGTCTACCAGAAGTACGGCTACACCGCCATGTCGAAGATCGAAGAGAAGGACTTCGACGCGATCAAGGCCGACGCCGAAGCCGCGCTGGAAGCTGCCAAGAACACCAGCGTCGACGATGCCAACGACGACGACCTGTAAGGGCTGACCGTCATGGCGGATCACGGCATCGACCTCGACGCCGTGAAGGCCAAGCTGAAGGGGCATAGCATCTTCGCTCCCTCAGCTTCGGCAACGTGGCTCAACTGCTCGGGCTCGCTGATCCCCAACCTCCTCGCTGAGGATGACGCCGGGATCGACGCTGCCTACGGTACGGTGGGCCACGGCGTCGGTGAGTTGTGGTTGAAGACGGGTGTTCGGCCAGACCACCTGCTCGGTCGTGTCGAGAAAGTCGACGAAGGTCATGCGGTGTTCGAGATCACAATCGACACCGAGATGATGAACTACGTCGAGATGTACGTTAACTGGTGCACGCCATTACCGGGTGACCACTATGTGGAACAGCGGGTTGACTTCTCACGGCTGACGCCGATCGAGGGTCAGGGTGGGACCGCCGACCATATCGCGTGTCACGACGGTGTGCTGACGATCACCGACTTGAAGCTCGGGAAGGGCTATCAGGTTTTCGCTGAGAAGAACACGCAAGGGATGCTGTATGCCCTGGGCTCGTACTTCAAGTGGGACCCGATGTACAACTTTGAGCGGATCGTGATCAGGATTGCCCAGCCTCGGCTAGGCCATTTTGATGTGTGGGAGATCAGCGTCAAAGAGCTGCTTGAGTTTGCGGACTATGTGATCGAGCGGGCGGCATTGGCCTGGAACCCGAACGCAGTGCGAACTGCCGGTATTGCCCAGTGCTACTGGTGCAAGGTAAGGGCCTCGTGCGCCGAGCGCGCGCGGTGGATCTACGAAATAGTGGACGGGTGCTTCGATGACCTGGCCGAACTGATCAGCCTGGCGGACTTTATGGCTACGATTGACGATGACGATTTTCGCGTTCAGCTGGTGCCGGCCCGCGAGCTTTCGCACGCGCAGAAGGTCAAGCTGATTCGCTATCGCAAGTCGATCGAGAACTGGCTGAAGGACATCGAGGACGACCTGGAGCGGAAGATGCTTTCCGGCCAGGAAGTGCCCGGCAAGAAGCTGGTGGCCGGCCGTAGCAAGCGTGTCTTCATGGAGCGCAACCCGCTGCGATTGGCCGATACGCTGGAGATGATTTCGGGCGTCCCTGCCAAAGAGTTTCTGGAGACCTCGGTCCACGGTATCACCGAGATCGAGAAAATCTTCCAGAACAAGGGCGGGTTCCGGCCGAAGGATATCCCCGGCATGCTGGAAGGGTTCGTGTTGAAAATGCCGGGCAAGCCCGTCATGGCCGACGACTACGACAAGCGCCCTGCGGTAACATTGGAAGATGGCGATGTGTTTGACGCCATCGAAGATGATGATGGAACGTTCGGGGTCGTGGACCTCGACGATGATCTGTAAATCGTGAATCGACAACTCGGAAAAGGTAAATCGAAAAATGGCACGTTCTATCGTTAAAAAAGTGGCAAACGCAATTCTGTATGACGACGGCTGCGTCCGTGTCGACGGTGTCATCTGCTCCTACCCCCACCTGGACAAACCCTGGAAGAAGAACGACGGTGACCGCGAGAAGTACAGCGTCACTGGCCTTGCCCCCAAGGAAACCCACAACGAGGCCAAGGCGCTTCTGGTCGAGGTGATCAACAACCTGCTGACCAGCAACAAGATGGGCAAGATCGGTGCCGAGCACAAATTCGTGCGCAATGGCGACACTGACGAAGGTCCGCTGAAGCCAGAAACCGAGGGCATGTGGATCATCAAGTCCTCGGAAAACGTTGATCGTCCACCGAAGGTCCGTGACGAGCGCACCAAGGTGATGACCCCGCAGGAAATCGCCAAGCGGATCTACCCGGGCTGCATCATCAACATCCTGATTCGCCCTTGGGCGCAGGACAACAAGCACGGCAAGAAGATCAACGCCAACCTGGTCGCCGTGCAGTTCGTTCGCGACGGCACCCGCATCGGTGAAGCGGCGATCGACGATGACGATGCCTGGGAAGAACTGGAAGTCGAAGGCGCCGATGCGCTGCAGCTGGATGACGACGAAGATCTGTAACACCGCAACACCAACCGACCCCCATCACGCTTTGCTTCTGGCGTGATGGGGGTAATGGCCCACCTTAGCGTGGGCATTTTTATGGAGCTTGAAAATGTGGAAACCGACAGGACGCCCCCTCGCGACCCTCGATATCGAGTGCTTCCGAGACTACTACCTGGTTATGTTCAGCAAGATCGTCAAGGGCCAGAAGGTCCGCTACAAGGGGTTCGAGCGCTACTGGGACAACCCGCTCGACACCCGTGGCATCATCCAGGTGCTGAAGCAGTTCACGATGGTAACGTTCAACGGCAACAACTACGACATGATGATGCTCATGTACGCGCTGACCGGTGCCAACAACCGGGAGCTGAAGGCCGCATCAGACCACATCATCCAGGGTAACCTGCGACCCTGGCAGTTCGAGGAGCACTACGGCGTCACCATCCATGCCAGCATCGACCACATCGACCTGATGGAAGTCGCGCCTGGCCAGTGCAGCTTGAAACTCTACGGTGGCCGGCTGCACACCGAAACCATGCAGGACCTCCCCTACGAGCACGACGAGCTGATCTTCACCGATGTCGAGCCCGGCTTCCCGCTGTCGTCCAGCAAGCGCCGCGAAGTGGTTTATCGCTACTGCGGCAACGACCACGCCACTACCCAGGACCTGTACCACGCTGTGGTCGAGCAGATCCGCATTCGTGAGGTCATGTCCCAGCAGTACGGTGTCGACCTGCGCTCGAAGTCCGATGCGCAGATCGCCGAGGCTGTGATCAAGGTCGAGGTCGAGCGCATCACCGGCAAGAAGGTGTGGAAGGCAGACGCCCGGGAGAAGAACAAGGCCTTCACCTACGAGACGCCGGACTTCGTGTCGTTCCAGACACCGTACATGCGCAAGGTGCTGCGGACCGTGCAGGACACGCTGTTCGTGGTCGATAACGGCAAGATCCCCATGCCCGCCAGCCTAGAATCGCTCATGGTCGAGATGGGCGACTCGCGCTACCAGTTCGGCATCGGTGGTCTGCACTCGACCGAATCGACGGTGGCGCACTTCTCGGATGACGAATACGATCTCAAAGAGCTGGACGTGCGCAGCTACTACCCGTCGATCATCATCGAGCTGAAGCTGTTCCCGAAGAACCTGGGCCAGGCCTTCCTCGAAGTCTACGTCCCGATCTACAACGAGCGGCAGGAAGCCACGGGGGACAAGAAGGCGGTCTTCAAGATTATCCTCAACGGGTCGTTCGGCAAGTTCGGCTCGCAGTGGTCGATCCTGTTCGCGCCCGAGCTGCTGATCCAGACCACCATCACTGGTCAGCTGTGCCTGCTGATGCTGATCGAGGCGCTGGAAGAAGAAGGTATCCAGGTGGTCTCGGCCAACACCGACGGCGTGGTCACCCGCTGCCCGAAGTACCTGCGCAAGACCGAGCAGCGCATCGTGGCCGAGTGGGAGAAGAAGACCGGCTTCGTCATGGAGGCCACGCCGTACAAGGCGATCTACTCGCGCGACGTGAACAACTACATCGCTATAACCACCAGCGGCAAGGTCAAGCGCAAAGGCGCCTATGCCGAGCCAGGGCTGGCCAAGAACCCGGCTGCCAACATCTGCTCGCAGGCAGCGGTCGATTTCCTCGCCAAGGGTATTCCGGTCGAGGAGACCATCGAGTGGTGCCAGGACATCCGCCAGTTCGTGTCGATCAAGAAGGTCGACGGCGGCGGTGTTCAGGGCGGCGAGATGCTGGTCGACGACTGGGTTCGCTTCGATGAGCGTCACTGGGTGCGCCAGGCGTGGATCGACGAGGGGCATAGCCAGGTTTGGCTGGACAACAAGAAGGTCAAGCTGGTGACCAAGCGGCCCAAGCCGGTGCAGGTGCAGGTCGACCCGACCTACCTGGGCAAGGCCGTGCGGTTCTACTACTCGACCAACTCGCCCGGGCCGATCAGGCGCAAGAAAAACGGCGCCGTGGTCGGTGACTCGACCGGTTCGCTGGCGCTGATGACGCTACCGCAGGAAATGCCGATGGACATTGACTACGACTGGTACATAAGCCGGGCAAAACGAATCCTCAAGGATGTTGGCTATGAAGAAATTGCGTGATCGGATCGACGAGGTCGACGGTGAAAGCACGATCGAGGGTAAGGCCTGTGAGTTCGCTGAGAAGCGCGGCTGGTTCGTGGTCAAGCTGATGCGCTGCAACATCGACTCCATGCCTGACCGCCTGTTCCATCGCCGCGGTTACACCATGTACATCGAGTTCAAGAAATTCGGTGAAGGCCCGAACCCCAAGCAGGCCAAGCGGCATCGCGAGCTTAGGTCCAAGGGGATTCCCGTGCACGTCGTCGACACCCTGGAGGCCGCGCATGACCTCCTTCAATGAGTTGCCGGCGCTGCTGGGCCCGGAAAACATGCACATGTACCAGGACGAGATGGTCGACTTCATGGTCGATGTCCCGTTCTGCGCGATGTTCGTGGACCTGGGCCTGGGCAAGACCGTCAGCACCATGACGGCGATGCTGAACCTGATCATGGCCGCCATCGACGGCGACCCGCTGGGCATCGACAACTGGCTGGTCATCGCCCCGTTGCGGGTGGCCAACACCACCTGGCCGAACGAGATCCGCGAGTGGTCCCACACCCGGGCCATGTCGATATCGCACATCCGCGACGAGGTGCTGGTCGATGCGATCAACAAGGCCGGCGAGGACGCGCGCCAGCTGCTCAAGGCGTTCGGCGTGACCCACCCGGATGTGATCAGCATCATCCGCAAGCACCGCCTGAAGCAGCTGGCGCACCGGGCCAAAAACCAGCTGGGCTACCGCAAGCACGACATCACCAAGTACGCCAGGCAGTTCATCGACGAGGAGATGAAAAAGCCGCTGGGCACCGCCGAACGCAAGATCTATGTGGCGATGAAGCGTGACCAGGCGGCGGCCTTGGCCGTGCGCGAGCACAAGCGGAAAAACCCGGCGTCGATCTACGTCATCAACCGCGAGCAGGTCGAGTTTCTGGTGCGTGCCTGGGGCCGAGACTGGCCCTTCGACGGCGTGGTCATCGACGAGTCCAGTGCCTTCAAGGATCACCGCACCAAGCGCTGGGCCGCACTGCGTCAGGTGCGCCCGCTGCTCAAGCGGATGATCCAGCTGACGGCCACGCCAGCCACCGAGACCTACGCCCACCTGTTTGGTCAGATCGGCCTGCTGGACATGGGCGAGCGCCTGGGTGCCACCAACACGGCGTTCATGGAACGGTTCTTCATCGTCAACAAGTGGACCCACGAGGCCAAGTTGCGGCCAGGCGCCGAGGAGGAGATCGCCGCGCTGATCGCCGACATCTGCCTGACCATGAAGGCCGAGGACTACCTGCCGATGGATGCGCCGGTCTTCGTCAACCGGTACATCGACATGCCCGAGTCGGCGATGCAGCTGTACCGTCAGATGGAAGCCGATGGTCTGGTCGAGCTGAAGGGCCGTGAGATCGAAGCACCGACCGCGGCATCCATGTCGCAGAAGCTGCTGCAGATCGCCTCAGGTGTGCTCTACGAGACGTACCTGCTGGAGGACATCGACACCGAGGACATGGTCAAGGTCAAGCATATTCACGAGGTGCACGACCGCAAGATCATCGACCTCAAGGAGCTGGTGGAGGAGACCGGCGAGCGCATCCTAGTGTCTTACCACTTCAAGTCCTCGCTGGACAAGCTGCTGAAGGCGTTCCCCAAGGCCGTGGTTATGGACAAGGAGGGCAGCGCGGTCAACGCCTGGAACAAGGGCAAGATCCCGATCCTGCTGATGCACCCGCAGTCTGGCGCGCACGGGCTGAACCTGCAGAAGGGTGGCCGCTATGTGTACTACTACGACATCCCGTGGTCGGCCGAGCTGTACCTGCAGTTCAACGCCCGTCTGCACCGGCAGGGCCAGAAGGATCAGGTGTTTATCTGCCACGCCGTGTCACGCGGCACGCTCGACGAGCACGTCGTGAAGTGCCTGGAGGGCAAGACCGACGCGCAGGAAATGCTGTTCCAGCTGCTCAAGAAGCTACAGCGCAAGCTGAAAAATCGGTTGACGATCGAGCATGACGATCTATAAAGTTGGATCCAGCGAGTAGGGAAGCTTGCAGGGACTAGCGGTTCTAGGGCACATGCGGGGAAACCTGCCTTCATCCGGTCTTATGACTTGATGGGGCAGGTTTTTTTTTCGCCTGCAGTTTGCCTACTCACTCCCATGTCGATATGCTCATTGCGTATATGAACAGGGCCTACCCGGTGAACAAGCTACTCCTCGACTTCGAGAAACACGCCGCGCTTGGGCCGACCTTCGTCGCCGAGCTTCTTGGCGTGGCCTATTCGACCTACGCCCAGGTGCGCAGCGGGGCCAGGCCCATGCAGACCTACACCGAGCGGCACCTGCAGGCGTTGCGTATGCTGCGCAAGGACCAGCTAGCCAAACTGATAAGGGAACACGTCCGTGACCAGGCCAATTAAGCACATCGACTCCAAGGTCCAGGACGATGAAACCAAAGCGATCCTGCACGAGGGCGCCAGCGTGTCCCAGCTGGGCAAGCTGTTCGGTATGGACAACCGCACCGTCGCGTCGAAGATCACCGGCATCGAGCCCTGCGGACGCCGGGCCGGCCACCCGATCTACGCGGTCAAGGAGGCGGCGCCGTACCTGGTCGAGCAGCAGCTGGACATCAACGACATCGAGGTGGTGATCGCCTACGTTCGCAAACTGAACCACACCAACCTGCCGAAGATGCTCACCAAGGAATTTTGGGCGGCCATGACGGCCAAGCAGCGCTTCGAGGAGAATGCCGGCGACCTGTGGCGTACCGACAAGGTGTCCGAGGTCTTTTCCGAGCTGGTGAAGTCGGTGCGCGACCCGCTGATCCTGGCCCCCGACATGATCAACAACGAGATGGAGCTCACCGAGCCACAGCGTAGAGCCCTCACCGACATCATCGACACCATTCTTGAGGATCTATCGAATGCCGTTGTTAAGCAATTCGGCGCGCGAGCGGCTGATAACCCAGGGCAAAACGACTTTTAGAAATCTGGAGCAGATCGCCATCGGCGTGGGCGAAGTGTTCTCACCGCCCGAGCGCCTGACGGTGTCGCAGTGCGCGGCCCGCTACCGCAAGCTGAAAAACCTTGGTTCCTACGTCGGCGACTGGAAGAACGAGAAGGTCTTCTACATGGTCGAGCCGATGGACGTGCTGGATTCGCGGGTGTACGAGCAGTGCATCTTCGTGGGGCCGGCCCAGTCCGGCAAGACCGACTCGCTGATCCTCAACTGGACCCTGTTCAGCGTCAAATCCAGCCCCATGGACCTGGTGATCTACAACCCGACGACAGCGGCAGCGCGTGACTTCTCGATGCGCCGTATCGACCGCCTGGTGCGTCACAGCCCGGTCATGGGTGAGATCATCGTCAAGCGCCGCGAGGCCGACAACAAGTTCGACAAGCACTTCACCAACGGCATGATGCTAAGCCTCAGCTGGCCGTCGGTGACCGAGATGGCGGGCAAGCCGATTCCCCGGGCAGCGCTGACCGACTTCGACCGGATGGACGAGGACATCGACGGCGACGGCAACCCGTTCGACCTGGCGGCCAAGCGGACCACCACGTTCGGCAGCTTCAAGATGTGCCTGGCCGAGAGTTCGCCGTCCAAGCCTGTGCTGAACCCTCGCTACATCTGCAAGGGCCACGAGGCCCCGCCGTCGACCGGCATCCTGGCGCTGTACAACCGGGGCGACAAGCGCCGCTGGTACTGGCCGTGCCTGCACTGTGGTCACTACTTCGAGGGGCGCTTCTCGCAGCTGGTGTGGGACACGTTCGACAAGGAAACCGGCGAGGTCTACGACAAGGTCACCGCATCCGAGACCGCCCGCCTGGTGTGCCCGGGCTGCGGCGCCAAGATCCATCCCGATGAGCGTCACGAGATGCAGCAGTGGGGCATGTGGATCAAGGACGGCGAGTCGGTGAACAAGAAGGGTCAGCGCGACGGCCGTGGGCCGCGATCGACCATCGCCAGCTTCTGGCTCAACGGCATGGCTGCGGCGTTCACCAGCTGGCCGCAACTGGTCAGGACCTACATCACCGCCGAAGAAGAGTATGCGAGCAACCAGTCCGAAGAGATGCTGAAGAAGTTCTACAACACCGACCTTGGCGAGCCCTACCTGCCGAAGGCCGTCGGCGAAGACCGCCTACCCGAGCATCTGGCTGCCCGGGCCGAACCCCTGGACGAGAAGCACGTCCCGCTGGGAACCCGCTTCCTGGTGATGCAGGTCGACGTGCAGAAGAACATGTTCGTGGTGCAGTGCCACGGTATTGCCCCGGGCCGCCCGTTCGACATGGTGCTGATCGACCGCTTCCAGATCCGCCAGTCGAAACGTCGAGATGGCGAGACCGGCGAGCTGCTGTGGGTCAAGCCAGCCACCTACGCCGAGGACTGGGACCTGCTGATCGAACAGGTGATGGAAAAGACCTACCCCCTGGCCGATGGTAGCGGCCGGCGCATGGGCATCAAGTTCACCACCTGCGACTCGGGCGGCTACTCGAAGGAGAAGGGGCAATCGGTGACCGGCATGGCCTACGAGTTCTACCGCCGCATAAAGCGCGAGGGTATGGCCGGCAAATTCCACCTGGTCAAGGGTGACTCTACGCCAGGCGCCCCGCGTGCCCGCATCACCACGCCCGATGCTCAGCAGCGCGACAAGAACGCCGTGGCGCGCGGCGACGTGCCGGTTCTGATGCTTAACTCGAACGTGATCAAGGACATGCTGCACTCGCGCCTGGACTCGCTGGAGCCCGGCAAAGGGATGTACCGTTTCCCGAATTGGCTGCCAGACTGGTGGTATCAGGAAATGACGGCTGAGACGCGCGGGCCGAAGGGTTGGGAAAAACGTGCTCACGCGAAGAACGAGGCATGGGATTTGTCGTACTATTGCATCGGCTTGTGTGTGTCGCCCCTGCTTTTCGTCGACAAGATCGACTGGTCGAAGCCGCCCCTTTGGGCTGCAGAGTGGGACACCAACATTCTGATTAGCGCCAAGGACGAACCGAAGCGCTTCTCACAGCCGGCCAAACCCAAACACGATTTCGCTAAATTCGCCGAGGCCATGGGATGAACTGCTCAGGATTTACACCAGAAATGCTCGCCGAACTGCGCAAGGACTATGCCTCGCTCATTTCCGGCAACAAGCCCCGCGTCATCGTCGACCAGAACGGTGAGCGGGTGGAATTCACGGCGGCCAATGCGGCCCGCCTGTACCAGTACATCCAGGAGGTTGCCGCCTGCTTCCCTGACCCATGCGGTGGCCCGCAGGGTCGGCCGTTCAAGCCGATGGGCTTCCTGTTCTGATGGGCGCTCGCAAACAAGGGGTGACAGTCACCCAGGCTAACGAGGTGCCGGTGCAAAAGGCCCTCGGCGGGGCGCTAGAAGGCGCGAGCCAGACGAGCCGCGAGACTGCCTTGTGGCAGCCGTCGATGTCGTCCCCCGACCAGATCATCAACCCGGGCAAGGCGATGGCCGACGCCCGTGGCCGCGACATCGTCCAGAATGACGGCTATGCGACCGGCGCCGTGGCGCTGCACCGCGACAACATCGTGGGCGCGCAGTACCGCCTCAACGCCAAGCCCAACACCGTGGCCCTGGGCGTCGATGAGGAGTGGGGCGATGCGTTCCAGATCGTCGTCGAGTCGCGCTTCAACAACCTGTCCGACTCCCAGGACTGCTGGTTCGACGCCTCGCGTAAGAACACCCTGACCGGGCTGGTACGCCTGGGCATCGGCAGCTTCCTGATGTCGGGCGAGGTGCTGGCCACGGCCGAGTGGATCAAGGAGTTCCGCCGTCCGTTCAGCACGGCCATGCAGATGATCTCGCCGGCACGCCTGTGTAACCCGAACGATGTGGCCGATGACCAGTTCCTGCGCCGGGGTATGCAACTCGACTTCCGGGGTCGCTGCACCGCGTATCACATCCGCAACGGCTACTCGGACGACCCGTATGGCTTCGTCTATCGCTGGACCCGTGTCCCGGCCGAGAAGCCGTGGGGCCGCAAGATGGTGCTGCACATCGTCGAGCAGCTGATGCCTGAGCAGAACCGCGGCATCGCCGACATGGTGGCTGTGCTCAAGCAGATGAAGATGACCAAGAAGTTCCAGGAGATCACCCTGCAGCAGGCGGTCGTGGCCGCCACCTACGCAGCAGCGATCGAGTCGGAACTGCCATCGGGCATGGTCTTCGAGCAGATGGGCGGCGGGGCTCCGAACTTCGACGGCCTGAATGATTACCTGGCCAACTACATGGACCAGCTGGGCGCGTACCTCAACGCGTCGAAGAACATCGCCATCGACGGCGTGAAGATGCCCCACCTGTTCCCGAACACCAAGCTGAACATCAAGTCGCTTGGCACCCCGGGCGGCGTTGGCGATTCGTTCGAGCGTTCGCTGCTGCGCCACACCGCCTCGGCGCTGGGCCTGTCCTACGAGCAGTTTTCGCGGGACTACAGCAACACCAACTACAGCTCGGCCCGGGCCTCGATGGGCGAGACGTGGAAGTTCATGTCGGCGCGCAAGAAGATGGTGGCCGACCGCATCGCCATGTTCGCCTACCAGCTGTGGCTGGAGGAGGAGTGGAACGCCGGCCGCATCCCGATCCCTGCAGGCAAGACCAAGGCATGGTTCTACGAGCCAGGCGTCAAGGACGCGATGTCGCAAGCCACCTGGATCGGTGCAAGCCGTGGCCAGATCGACGAGCTGAAGGAAACGCAAGCTGCTATTCTGCGGATCAAATCGGGCCTGTCGACCTACGAGATTGAATCCGGCCGCCTGGGTCTCGACTTCCGCGAGATCTTCCTGCAGCGGGCTCGCGAGGAAAAACTGATCGCGAAGCTCGGCCTGTCCTTCGCCATGGACGCCGAACAAACCGCCAGCGGGGCCAGCGCGCAAGGCACGCTCAAGGACAACAAGAGCGACCCGAAAAACACTGACGATGACGAGGACTTCTGACAATGCCGACCCCTTTGGCGCTGGCCCGGCAAATCGCAACTCGCGTGCATTTGCGCGACATCATGATCGCCCCGCAGGCCGACTTCGCGGCTGATCTGGTGCAGCTGTCCCAGGCCGACAGCAACAACGAGAAGGCGCGCGTCACCGAAGCCCGCATGGACCTCGTCGCCATGTACGGGCTCGACGGCTACACCGAAAAGCCGTTCGCCTTTGCCAACGGCATCGCGGTCATTCCGGTGCACGGCAGCCTGATCAACCGCTTCACGCACAGCTGGGGCTTCATCACCGGATACAACTTCATCCAGAACCAGCTGCGTGCCGCGCTCGACGATGACGACGTGAAGGCGATCGTATTCGACTGCAATAGCCGCGGCGGCGAGGTCAACGGGCTGTTCGAGACGGCCGACGAGATCTACCTGTCGCGCGGCAAGAAGCCCCTCGTGGCCATGGTCGACACCGACTCTTATTCGGCCTGCTACGCCGTGGCCAGCTCGTGCGATCGCATCATCATGACCCCGAGTGGTGGCGGTGGCTCGATCGGCGCCATGTGCCTGCACATCAGCATGGAAAAGATGCTCGACAACTTCGGTGTGAAAGTGACGCCGATCTTCTCGGGGGATCACAAGGTCGACGGCAACCCCTACAAGGACCTGCCCGAGGCCGTGAGGCTTGACATCCAGAAATCGGTGGACGAATCTCGCGCCAGCTTTGTGTCGCTGGTGTCGCGCAACCGCTCCATCGCGGAACAGGTTATATTTGACACCCAGGCGAGATGCTATCGGGCGACCGAGATGCTGGAGCTGGGATTGATCGACGACATCCTGACCCCATCACAAGCTGCAATTCGCTTACTCAACGAGCTGGATAGCTCACCCGACGACATCGAGGACGATTCCATGACCCCAGCAGAACAACTTGCCGCCGCTCAGAAAACCATCGCAGCTCACGCTGCAGCACCTTCTGCCGAACAGCTGGCCGCAGCCCAGGCCCTGGTCGCCGCTCAAGCCGCTGCGCCGGCCGCCCCGGCTGCCGCTGCACCTGTAGCCGCCCCAGCTGCTGCCGCCGCTCCCGCAGTTGCTGCACCGGCCGCCAGCACGGCCGCTGACCCAGCTGCCGCCCAACAGGCCGAACGTGCTCGCTGCCAGGGCATCATGGGCTGCGACGAGGCCAAGGGCAAAGAGACCCTGGCCAACCACCTCGCCTTCAACACCAACATGAGCGTGGATGACGCCAAGAAGACCCTGGCCGCGTCGGGTCCTGCTGCCCCTGCTGCCCCTGCTGCTGCCGCACCAGCCGCTGCGACCGACGGTTTCAAGGCCCACATGGACGCTGACGTGCAGCCAAACGTGGGTGCTGATGCCGACCCGAGCAAGGCGCCTAACGGCCAGGCCGAGAACCCTCTGCTGTCGGCATATGCGCTGGCCAATGGCAAGCCGCTCGGCGCGTGATAAAGTTCATCCCTGACTGACCAGATCCTTCGAGGAAAAACCCATGCCTAACGATATTGCAAGCGGCGAAACCGCACTCGGTACGTTCACCCCGGTCCAGCTGTTTGCCGGTGAAGCGCCGATCATCACCAACGACTACGAGCTGACCGCCAACGTGGCCAAGTATCAGATCTGCCAGCTCGATGCCACCGGCAAGATCGTGGCTGCCGGCACTGCCGATGCTGTCGGATACGTCATCGCCAGCCAAGCCGGTGTTACCGGTGACCGCATCGCCTTCTTCGAGGGCGGCTTCTTCAACCACGAGGCATTGAACGGCTGGCCGGCTGGCGCGACCACCTTCGAGGCACGCCGGGCATTGGTTGGCTCCAACGGCACTCTCAAAATCGGCCGTCTGGTCAACTAAACCCGTTCCGGTGGCGCGGTCGGGAGGCCGCACCCCAAACCCATCATGGAGAACTACACATGGGTCCGTTTGATCTGGTAACACTGCTCGGCGTACTGCGCGTCACCAAAACCCTGCCGTCCTTCTGGCTGCAATTCTTCCCTGACGAGATGACCTTCGACACCGAAGCCATCGCGATGGACAAGATCAGCGAAGACTACCGCCGTCTGGCTCCATTCGTGGCGCCTAACGTCCAGGGTCGCGTGCAGAAACAACGTGGCTTCAGCACCGTCAGCTACACCCCGGCGTACCTCAAGCCGAAGGATGTGGTCGACCCGAACAACAACTTCTTCTCGCGTAGCGTCGGCGAGTCGCTGGCAACCGGTAGCCTGACCCCGGAACAGCGCTACAACGCAACCGTGGCCAAGCTGCTGGTAGAGCAGAAAATCAAGATCGACAACCGCCTGGAGTGGATGGCGGCCAAGGCGATTCAGGATGGCTCGGTTACCTGCGATGGCGTCGACTACCCGCGCGTCACCATCAACTTCAACCGTGACCCTAGCCTGACCCGCGTGCTCACTGGCACCGCGCGCTGGAACGACACTGCGGCACATCCGCTGAACGACATCAAGGCGGCCAACCGTGCCTCGAACGACCTGTGTGGTGCGACCAACCACCAGATTATCTTCGGCACCGACGCCTTCGACTCGTTCGTGGCCTGGATCCTCGCCAACGAGCTGAAGCTGATCGACACCAACTACCGCGGTTCGCAGACCAACCTGGCGTTGATCACCAACGGCTTCGAGGGTCTGGAATACGCCGGCCGCGTTCAGGGCCTGGCCGGTGGCGCTGGCTTCGACTGCTGGATCTACTCGGCGAAGGTGACCCTGGAAGACGGCACCCAGGAAGCTCTGCTGGCGCCGAACCGTGTCATCGGTGTGTCCAGCATGGTGGCCGGCGTCCAAGCGTTCGGCGCCATCAAGGACAAGAAGGCTGGCCTGCGTGCGCTTCGCTACTTCCCGAAAATGTGGGAAGTCGAAGACCCAAGCGTCGAGTACCTGATGACCCAGTCGGCGCCGCTGATTGTGCCTCGCGTCACCAACGCCACCTGGTCGCTGACTGTTCAGTAACCTGCTAAGCTCGCCTCACCGCCGCGCCTTCGGGCGCGGACTCATTTGAGAAATGGAGATCCACCATGCCTAAACGTATCCCCCTCGGCGCCATCGGTGTAACCCGTGACGGCAAGACCGTCTACCCAGCCATCGGCACCGCCACTACCGGCGAGCCGTTCGACTTCACCGCCGACGAGCTGGCTGAGATCGCCAAGCTGGAAAAGGCCTCGGGCAACACCTTGGTGCGCAAGCTGATCGTCGAAGACACCTCGGGCGCTGACACCAGCTACCAGTCGAACGACGACACCAAGGTCATCCTGACCCTGGCCAACACCAAGAAGGAACTGCAGGCCGGCGCTACTGCTCGTGGTATCGAATTCGTTGAAGGCGACTCGAAGGAAGTGTTGCTCGAAAAAATCAACACCTTCGACGCCGCTCAGTCCGGCGAAGACGAAGACCTGTAATGCCTTTTGACTTCGGCGCCGCCAAGAAGGCTACCCGCCAGACCGTTATGGAATTTCTCGGGATGGACGCCTTCTACACGGACTCAGCCAACACCACACCGGTCGCCATACGGGCTCGCTGGCACACGAAGATTGATCGCTTCGGTGACAACGGCAACCTGGGCTATGCCGAGGTGATCGAGGGTGTGTCCCGCCTGATCCTACCCGTGGCCAGGGCCCGGGAGATAGGCGTCAAGCGCGGCGGCGTTGTCACCTTCCCACAGCTCGACGGCAAATCCGTGGTGCTCGAAGAGATGGAGCCGAAGGACGGGCCGATCGAGGAGATCTGGACGGTATCCTCGGCATGATCGAAATCGAATCCAACCCCTTCCAGGGTCTTGAGCAATACTTCGACGGGCTGCCCGGTATCACAACCACGGCGGCCCGTATTGCTTTGAACGACACCGCGCGGGGGCCGGCACTGAAGCTGGCGCGCTGGCAGATGAACCAGGAGATCAACTTCCCGAACGGCTACCTGAACAAGGACCGCCTGTACGTCGATCGCCTCGCCACCAACGCCAACCTTGAGGCGGCCATCTCGGGCCGTGACCGCGCCACATCGCTGGCCCGCTTCGCCACATCCGGCACAGTGGGCAAACGCGGCGGCATCACGGTGCAGGTTGCCAAGGGCAACAGCACGCTGCTGAAGAAGGCCTTCCTGATTCGCCTCAAGCGCGGCCGACAACTGGACGGCGCCAACTACAACGTGGGTCTGGCCATCCGCCTCGGCCCGGGCGAGACCATCCAGAACAAGACCATCCCGCACACTGCCTCGGCCAGCCTGGGTAACGGCGTGGTGCTGCTCTACGGCCCATCGGTTGATCAGGTCTTCAAAGGCGTGGCCAGCGACATTTCCCCGGATGTGGCCGATGAGGCCGCCACCGAGTTCTTCCGTCAATTCACGAGACTGAGCAATGGCTGACATTCCCCTGCGCCTCGCAATCCTGCAGCGCCTG